GCGAGAGACCTTCTCGGAAGACTACAACTTGCTTATGAGAATCTACCTAAATGGATGCAGCAAGGTATTATATCGTGGAACAAAGGATCACTAGAACTGGAAAATGGCTCCAAAATTTCATCTAACTCTACTTCGTCATCTGCTGTCCGAGGCGGATCCTATAATGTCATCTTTCTTGACGAGTTCGCTTTCATCCCGAATCACATTGCTGATGACTTCTTTGCCTCTGTTTATCCTACTATCTCTTCTGGACAAAGCACGAAGGTAATTATCGTCTCCACACCACGCGGTATGAACCACTTCTACCGCATGTGGCATGACTCTGAGAGGGGCAAGAACGAATATATCCCCACAGATGTTCATTGGTCTGAAGTGCCTGGTAGAGACGCTGCCTGGAAGGAGCAGACGATTGCTAACACTTCGGAACAACAATTCAAAGTTGAGTTTGAATGTGAATTCTTAGGTTCTGTTAATACACTTATTAATCCATCAAAACTACGAAACTTTGTTTATGAAGATCCAATTAAAAGAAATGCCGGACTAGACATTTATGAGCACCCAAAGGAAGAAAATAACTATTTGATTACTGTAGACGTTGCTCGTGGTCTTGGTAATGACTATTCAGCATTTATTGTTTTTGATATTACTAACTTTCCATATAAGGTTGTAGCAAAATATCGAAATAATGAAATAAAACCAATGCTTTTCCCAAGCATTATCTATGAGGTTGCTAAAGGATATAATGATGCGTGGTTGTTAATTGAGGTTAATGATATTGGAGATCAAGTTGCAAGCATTCTTCACTTCGATCTTGAGTATGATAATGTTCTGATGTGTGCGATGCGTGGTCGCGCTGGACAGATTGTAGGTTCTGGTTTTAGTGGAAAGAAATCTCAACTGGGTGTGAGGATGACTGCAGCAGTCAAAAAGTTGGGATGTTCTAACTTGAAGACCTTAATGGAGGATGATAAGTTATTGACTGTTGATTATGATATCATTTCAGAATTAACTACATTTGCACAGCGCCATAATTCCTTTGAGGCAGAAGAAGGTTGTAATGATGACTTAGCAATGTGTCTTGTTATTTTTTCTTGGTTGGTTGCTCAAGATTACTTTAAGGAAATGACGGACAATGATGTTCGTAAAAGAATTTATGAGGAACAGAAAAATCAAATAGAACAAGATATGTCTCCATTCGGATTCATATCAGATGGTATTAGTGAGATGGGCGGAAGTTTTGTAGATGAGAGTGGAGATAGATGGTACACCGATGAATATGGAGATCGTTCTTACATGTGGGATTATATGTGATGGATTTAGATGATCAAATAGAACTGGAGCATTTATTATTTTTTGATAGGAGATGTAGAACTTGCAATAAAGTTAAAAACTTAATGGAAGACTTTTATCTAACTCATAAAGGTAGAAGTTCTTTTGCCTCTGCATACTCTTATGAATGTAAAGAATGCACCAAAGTAAGAGTTTTAAATTCAAGAAAAGTTAAAAAGAAAAATTCCAAAATTGAATGGGAATATCCCGATTGGTGAGTGTTCACGGACAGTTTCCCCATTCAAAGTAGTCTTTTTAATAAATATTTTTAGATTAATTCTGGATAACACGGAGAATAAAGATGCCTCTAAATTTAGCATCTCCTGGAATTGTAGTAAGAGAGGTTGACTTAACAGTAGGGAGAGTCGATGCAGTATCTGCTTCTGTTGGTGCTCTAGTAGCTCCATTTGCACAAGGTCCTGTAGGAACTCCAGCAGTAGTCGAGAATGAGAACGACTTGCTGCAAACTTTTGGTCAACCATATTCAACAGATAAGCATTATGAGCACTGGATGGTAGCGTCGTCCTATCTCGCTTATGGTGGTTCACTTAGCGTAGTAAGAGCAGACGACACTGGCTTAAAAAACGCATGTGCTGGAACTTCATCAGACATTAAAATTAAAAGTGAGGAGCATTATAATCAACTTGGATATGATGAAAACACTATTACCGGATACACCGCAGTTGCAAAGAACCCAGGAACTTGGGCAAACGGTGTAAAGGTTGCACTACTTGATGCTAAAGCAGATCAGACTCTAGGAATTGCAACCACAGGTCTTGTAGTTGGTTATGCAGTAACTCAAGCAATTAACTCAGTTTTACCTGGAACTGGAACTACTTCCGTTCTCGGAGGGTTCTTAAGAGGTATCATTACTGGAATTGGTGCAACAACCGTTGATGTTAAAGTTTTAAGTCATGTTTCCGATTCAGGAACTGTAACAACAGTTGACTATCAACCAAGTGGTGTTTACTATTTTGGAACATCTGGAAATTTAACTGTAAGAAATAACTCAAACGCTGGAGTTGCTACAACTTCAGTTCTCTCTCAAGTCGATTGGTTTGAAAATCAGTCAATCACACTTTCAACTGGTACTATTGAGTGGGAAACTCTTGCACCAAGACCTTCAACTTCAGCATATGCTGCAGCAAGAAATGCAAGATTTGATGAACTTCATGTTGTAGTCATTGATGACCTTGGAACCATCACCGGTAACGCTGGAACTATTCTTGAAAAGCACCTAAGTCTTTCTAAGGCAAAAGATGCTGAGTTTTCTCTCGGTTCTCCATCTTACTGGAGAAAGTATCTTGCAACAAACTCACAGTATATCTTTGGTGGTTCCGAACCATTAGGAACAGTTGGAACTGGTTTGGAAGCAGATGGTTATACGGTAGAAACCGACAGTGCTTGGGATCAAGATGCTGATGGAGCGATCTTCAAAGCAACTGGTTCTACTACACTAACTCTTGCAAGTGGTAAGAACTACGGTGGAACTACTGGAATAACTTCAACTGGAGCCTTTACTCCAGGACTTAATGATATCATCAGTGGATATACCTTATTTGAAAATACTGAGAACTATCAAGTTGATTTCATCTTGATGGGATCTGCGAATTATGCAAAAGAAACTGCTCAGTCATTAGCAAACAAAGTTATTGCAGTTGCTGAAGCAAGAAAAGATGCACTTGCATTTATTTCACCATACAGACAAGCATTCTTAAATGACTCTTCTGTAGGAACTGTAACCGTCAACTCTGATGAAACTATCACGAATAACGTAATTAGTTTCTATGCACCAGTAACTTCAACAACTTATGGTGTATTTGATAGTGGTTACAAATACATGTATGATAGATTTAACGATGTATTCAGATATGTTCCACTAAATGGAGACATTGCTGGTTGCTGCGCTAGAAATGATATTAATCAGTTCCCATGGTTCTCACCTGCAGGAACTTCTAGAGGAACAATCCTGAACGCAGTTAAACTGTCGTATAACCCAAGTAAAGTTCAAAGAGATAGACTCTACTCAAATAGAGTTAACCCAGTAATCTTCTCACCTGGAGATGGAATCATCCTCTTTGGTGATAAAACTGGATTTGGTAAGTCATCTGCTTTTGATAGAATTAACGTTCGCAGACTCTTTATTTACCTTGAAGACGCAATCGCTGCTGCTGCTAAGGATCAACTCTTCGAATTCAACGATGAAATTACCAGAACAAACTTTGTAAATATTATTGAACCTTTCCTTCGTGATGTTCAGTCTAAGAGAGGAATCTTTGACTATGTTGTTATTTGTGATGAGACCAATAACACTGCTGCTGTTATTGATAACAATGAGTTTGTTGCTGATATCTTCGTTAAACCAGCAAGAAGTATCAACTTCATTGGTCTGACCTTCGTAGCCACTAGAACTGGCGTTTCATTTGAAGAAGTAATCGGAAACGTTTAATTAACTTAGAGGTTTAAAACTATGGCAACCAGAAATCAACTAAATCCACCCCCACTAAGAAAGATTACTGACTTCAAAAGTAAACTAACAGGTGGTGGCGCACGCGCCAATCTATTTGAAGTAGTTATGGCATTCCCAGATGCTGCTCAACCAGGCAGTGTTGTTCTTGATAAAATTAGATTCTTAGCAAAAGCAGCACAGTTACCAGCATCTAACGTCGCTCAGATTGAAGTTCCTTTCCGTGGAAGGGTTCTTAAAATTGCAGGAGACAGAACGTTTGATACCTGGACAGTTACTGTTATCAACGACACTGATTTTTCGATCCGTTCTGCATTTGAGAACTGGATGAACAAAATGAATAGAGTGTCTGATAACACTGGTCTTACAAATCCAGCAGATTATCAAGCAGATGCGTATGTCTATCAACTAGATAGAAGTGGTTCTGTACTCAGACAATATCATTTCTATGATGTTTTCCCAACTCAAGTAACTCCTATTGAACTTTCATATGATGCTCAAGGAATTGAAGAGTTCCAGGTGGAACTACAAGTTCAGTGGTGGGAGGCAGTTAAAGGAAACTCTGAAACTGCTGGTGGTGAAGACATCAACTAAATAGTACATAATAAGAGTTTAAACTTTATAATATGGCAAAACTTTTTGGTTTTTCTATTGAGGATACAAACCCAAAGTCACCTTCAGTAATATCCCCCGTTCCTCCAAATAACGAGGACGGGGTTGATAATTATATTGCTAGTGGATTTTATGGACAGTATATTGATATTGAAGGTGTATATCGCTCAGAGCATGATCTAATTAAAAGATACCGCGAAATGGCACTTCACCCAGAATGTGATGGTGCTATTGAAGACGTTGTAAACGAAGCTATCGTAAGTGACTTATACGATTCTCCTGTAGAAATTGAATTATCAAATTTAAATGCTAGTGAGAAACTTAAGAAGATAATCAGAGACGAGTTTAGATATATTAAAGAAATCATGGACTTTGATAGAAAGTCTCATGAAATTTTTAGAAACTGGTATATTGATGGAAGACTTTATTATCTAAAAGTTATTGATACCAAGAGACCTGAAGAAGGTATCAAAGAACTTAGATATATTGATCCTATGAAAATGAGATTTATTCGTCAAGAAAAGAAGATGAATAAAAAAGATTATATTACGGTTACAAAGATGGACGATGCTAAAATTGTATCTCCAGAAATTGAAGAGTTTTTCTCATATACTCCCACACCAAATTACCCAACTGGGATGTTTTCTGGAAGTGCATCTCAAAAAGGCACAGTAAGAATTGCAAAAGATTCTATCACCTACGTAACCTCTGGTCTTGTAGATAGAAACAAAGGAACTGTGCTTTCCTATATGCACAAAGCAATCAAAGCACTCAATCAACTTCGTATGATTGAGGATTCTCTTGTAATTTATAGATTATCAAGAGCACCAGAACGTCGTATTTTCTATATTGACGTAGGTAATCTTCCCAAAGTAAAAGCAGAACAATACCTCAAAGAGGTTATGTCTCGCTATAGAAATAAACTTGTATATGACGCGAACACTGGTGAAGTTCGTGATGACCGTAAGTTTATGAGTATGCTTGAGGACTTCTGGTTACCTAGAAGAGAAGGTGGTAGAGGAACTGAAATCACAACCTTACCTGGTGGTCAAAATCTTGGTGAACTTTCTGATATTGAATATTTCCAGAAGAAACTTTATAGAGCACTTGGGGTTCCCGAATCAAGAATTGCATCTGATGGTGGTTTTAACCTAGGTCGTTCTTCAGAAATTCTAAGAGATGAACTTAAGTTTGCTAAGTTTGTTGGTCGTTTGAGAAAGCGTTTTGCAAACATGTTTAGCGATATGCTTCGCACTCAACTGATTCTTAAAAATATTGTTACCCCAGAAGACTGGGAGCAAATGAGTGATCATATCCAATATGATTTTTTATACGACAATCAGTTTGCAGAACTAAAAGAGTCAGAACTCATCAATAATAGACTTACAACTCTAGCAACTATTGAACCATATATTGGTAAGTACTATTCAACTGAGTATGTACGTAAGAAGATTCTTCGTCAGACTGACTCAGAAATTATTGAAATTGATGAGCAGATTGAAGATGAAATTAAAAAAGGTATTATTCCAGATCCTTCTCAAGTAGATCCTATTACTGGACAACCATTACCACAACCAGGTGAAGGTGCCGGTATGGAGGGAATGGGTCAAGATGCTATGGGAATGGGAGAAATTCCTATGGAACCAGATCTTGAAACTCAAGGTGCAGCGACTGATGCACAGATGCAAAAAGATGCTAAAAAGGCTGAGATATAAATAAAAAATATAACCTCAGTTTTTTTATGGAAAATGTTATCGATTTGATTGCGACTGATGCTTCGGCTCACGAAATTAGTGATGCAATCAAAAGTGCCCTGTATGCAAAGGCAGCAGAAAGAATTGAAGCAGCAAAACCAATTGTTGCATCATCTCTTTTTTCTGGAGATGAAGTAGACCAAGAACAACAAGAAAAATGATGATCACTAAAATTGTTGCAACAGAAGTAAATACACCAACAACTGCAGGAACAGCATCAAGTATTAGTTCTGCATCATGTGTTCGTTTGTTTAATAATACTGTTGGTGTAGTTACTGTTGGTATTAGCACTTTAGTTGGAGCAGCATCCACAACTTATTTTGCATTACCAGCGAACACAGTTGAGTTTTTAACAAAACCAGCCTCTGATGTTATTTGGTCATCAACAGCAATTAAAGCAAATAAAGTAGCATTCACAAACTAAAATGAAACTCATCACAGAAGAAGTATCAAAGGTAGAATTTATTACCGAAGGTAAAGGTGCCTCTAAGAAATCCTATATCAAAGGTATTTTCTTACAGGCAGAGCAAGTCAACCGTAATGGAAGAATGTACCCTCTGTCCATTATGGAAAGAGAGGTCAACCGTTATAATGAAAGTTTTGTTGCTAAAGGACGTGCTCTTGGCGAACTCGGTCATCCTGATGGTCCTACTGTAAATCTTGATAGAGTATCACATAAAATTTGTGAACTTACTAGAGAGGGCAATAACTTTATCGGGAAGGCACAACTTCTCGAAACACCGATGGGTAAGATTGCAAAATCTCTCATCGCTGAAGGTGTTTGCCTTGGTGTTTCTTCTCGTGGTGTTGGTTCACTCAAATTGACCAACGAAGGTCATAAAGTTGTCGGTGAAGATTTCATGTTAGCAACTGCTGCTGATATCGTTGCTGACCCTTCTGCTCCTGATGCATTTGTTCAGGGAATTATGGAAGGTAAAGAGTGGGTTTGGGAAGGTGGTCTTCTTCGTGAAAAACTTGCTGAACAAACTCAAAGAAGAATTAACACCCTTGTTGATTCAAAAAGACTTGAAGAGCATAAGTTGAATCTATTCAACGAATTCCTTTCAAATCTTTAATTTATAAATAAATATAGATTATAACACAATCAATCTAAAATGTCCGTTGGTAGAAATTTACAAGAAATGGAAAACGTAGTAACCAAAGGGGCTGCACCTGCCGAACCAATGCACAATGTTACCCAAAATGCTTCTGGGGTTTCTACTCCAGGACAGACTGGTGCTTGGGAAGATCTCGGTGGTCCTACTCCCGAAAATTATCGTCCAGATGACGACTCATCCAAACTCAAGGATCCAGCAGCAACTCTTGCTCAAGTAAGAGATGTTGTTAATGCCAGAGCAATGAAGGCAGAGGAAACTGAAGTTGAAGATGAAGTTATCGAAGAGGAGACTGACGAGGAAGAGGAACTCGAAGTCGAAGCGGAAGGTGGTGAAGAAGTAGAAGAAGATACCACCGAAGAAGAGGAAGAAGAGGAAATTAACGTCGAAGAAGACGTTCAAGCCCTTCTTGCTGGTGAAGAGCTTTCTGAGGAATTCCAAGAGAAAGCACGCACCATTTTCGAAGCTGCTATTAAATCAAAAGTTGGAGAAATCAAAGAGCAACTCCAAGCAGCATACGAGCAAACACTCGTAGAAGAAATCGAAACCATTAAAGAAGGTCTGACCGAAAGACTCGACGCATACCTTGAGTATGTTGCCGATGAGTGGATCCAAGAGAACGCCATCGCAGTTGAGCACGGTCTTAAGACCGAAATGACCGAATCATTCCTCCAAGGAATGAGAGGACTTTTTGAAGATCATTATGTTTCAATCCCTGAAGATAGATATGATGTAATCGAGAGCATGGTAGATAAACTAGATGAAATGGAGTCAAAACTCAACGAGCAAATTCAAAGAAATGTTGCTCTAAATAGAAGATTAGCCGAGTCGGTTGCTGATGTAATTTTTGCAGATGTCGCTGAGGGTCTTGCACTTTCTCAGAAGGACAAACTCGCTTCTCTTGCCGAAAATGTTGAGTTTGAAAGTGAAGCAGACTATCGTGAGAAGCTAGTAACTTTGAGGGAATCATACTTCCCATCAAACGCTGGTACTCAAAGAAGCACAAGTGAGACGATTTCAGAAGAAACCAAGACTGAGCAACAGACTCTAACCGAGTCAATGTCTCCAGTAATGGCTGCATATCTGGAAACTCTCTCTAGAGCATCTAAAAAGTGATTTTTAGATCATAATCAAACAACAACACTTTTAAAAGAGGTAAAAATCAAATGCAAATGTTCAACGCCGAGCATCTGCAGGAGAAGTGGGCACCTATCCTCGATTATGATGGAATGGATCCAATTAGGGATTCCCATCGTAGAGCGGTAACCGCAATCCTGCTTGAGAACCAAGAAAGAGAACTCCGTGAGGAAAGAGCATTCCTTTCGGAAACCCCAACCGTCAATACCAATAGTGGATCCAACGCTGGTTTCTCAGCTGGTGCTTCCTCTCCTGTTGCCGGTTTCGACCCTGTTCTGATCTCACTGATCAGACGTTCAATGCCTAACCTGGTTGCTTATGACCTGGCTGGCGTTCAACCAATGAACGGTCCTACTGGACTCATCTTCGCAATGCGCTCGAAGTACACCAACATGAGTGGAACCGAAGCTCTGTTCAACGAAGCAGACAGCGCATTCTCCGGTCAAGACAGTGGATTCAACCTCACCAACGGATTCACCGCTGGTAGCGTTGGTATGGGTACAACCACCCAGAGAGGAACCAACCCTGGTCTTCTGGATGCTACCTATCCTGCAACTGGAGATGCTCAGACCTATAACGTAGGTCAGGGTATGCGTACCGACGACGCTGAGAACCTTGGTAGTGGAGCAGCTGGTGACCACTTTAACGAAATGGCTTTCTCAATCGAGAAAGTTACCGTTACTGCTAAGTCACGTGCTCTGAAAGCTGAGTACTCACTCGAACTCGCACAAGACCTGAAGGCAATTCACGGTCTGAATGCAGAAGCTGAGCTTGCTAACATCCTCAGCACTGAGATTCTCGCTGAAATCAACCGCGAAGTTATCCGCACCATCTACAACGTTGCTGAGTCTGGTGCTCAAGCAAACGTTGCTACCGCTGGTACTTTTGACCTCGACGTTGACTCCAACGGTCGTTGGTCGGTTGAGAAGTTCAAGGGTCTTATCTTCCAGATCGAGCGCGACGCTAACGCTATCGCACAAAGAACTCGTCGTGGAAAGGGTAACATGATCCTCTGCTCTGCTGACGTTGCTTCGGCACTCACCATGGCAGGTGTTCTTGACTACACCCCTGCACTCAACGCTAACCTGAACGTTGATGACACTGGTAACACCTTCGCTGGTGTTCTGCAAGGTAAGTATCGTGTTTATATCGATCCTTATGCTGCTAACGTATCTGCTAACCAGTACTACGTTGTAGGTTACAAGGGTTCTTCCCCTTATGACGCTGGTCTCTTCTACTGCCCATATGTACCTCTCCAGATGGTACGTGCCGTTGGTGAGGACACCTTCCAGCCCAAGATTGGCTTCAAGACCAGATATGGTATTGTTGCCAACCCATTCTCACAAGGCACTAGCGCAATCAGCGGTGCTGGTCTGGATCGTAACGCCAACCGTTACTACAGAAGAGTCAAGGTTACCAACCTCATGTGATCTCGATTCACATATCTATCAGACCCCCGCAAGGGGGTCTTTTTTTATCTAAATAAAAATAAAAGACTCATGAAGTCGTTTAAAACTTTTTGTGAGGATGCAAATATTCAAGAGTTTTGGAATCCATTTGCACCTAAAGTAAAACCAAATTCCCCTCAACAACCAGTTCTTGCTTATAAAAATTATCAGCAAGGTTTTGGAGTTGGAAAAAACTGGAAACCAGGTAAATGGAATCCAGAGCAAGAGAAAAGATATGGTTGGAAACCAGTAACAGTAAGTTCATACAGTAAAGCAGATACTCCTGGATCTCTAACTGCAAGTGGAGAAAGATTTAATGATAAACAAAGGTTAGTTGCAGTTCCTTATGCATCAAGAACAACAAATAGACCATCTTCACCATTCGGAACTAGGTTGCAAATGACTGCTGCACCAGGAACAAAAACTCCTGTTGCAACAACAAGAGTTTCTGATACAGGAAATTTTGGACCTGCAGGAGATTATAATAAGCAAACAAGTTATGATCTTGCATTACAAACTGCTAGAGATGTTTTAGGAAATCCAAATATAACATCTCAACAGTTTGGAAAACAAAAGGTTTACGTAAAAACACTGCCCACATCTAGAAAATAAAATGACAACTGCTTGCAATTTTCCAGGACAGATTACAAATAGAAACTTTTTGTCTCCAACGGGGTTTAAATTTAACCTTGCTAAGGAACCAAAAGTTTCTTTTTTTTGCAATACGGTAAGAATACCAGAAATTAACTTAGCACTTGCATTGCAACCATCATACCTGAAGGATATTGATATTCCTGGAGAAAAACTAACCTATGGCGATTTAACCATTCGTTTTCTGGTTGATGAAAATTTAGAAAACTATATGGCGATTCACAACTGGTTAACTGGTCTCGGATTTCCAGAAACCACACAACAGTTTGCCGATTTACTTCAAGATGAGGATGACGCAACTCAACCAAGTGATCTCAAAAACCAGTTTAGTGATGGGTCTTTAACAATATTAAATTCAAACTTCAAAAGTGCAGCAATCGTAAAGTTTTTAGATTTATTTCCATATTCATTAACTTCACTGGACTTTGATGCGACTATTACTGATGTTCAGTACTTTACAGCAGAGGCATCTTTCAAGTATACTGTATATAATATCCTTGCCGCTGACGGTAGAACTCGTTTATGAACCTAGATGAAATTCAGGAGATGTGGCAGAGAGATTCTGTCATAGACCCTGATAATTTACACGATGAATCTTTAAAAATTCCTCAACTCCATTCAAAATATTATACCGTCTATAATACAATTACTTTGTTGCGTGAAAAAGCAAGAGAAACTTATAACAGAGTCAAACTTGAAAGGTACAACTACTACACCGGAAAGGCACCTATAGAGGTCTACGAAGAAGAACCGTTCCCATATAAAGTTAGAGACAAAGAGGCATTACAGAGGCATATGGATGCTGATGAGAGGTTGAATAAAATAGACCTTAAAATTAGATATTATGACATTATGCTTAAGTTTCTAGAAGAAGTCATTAAGACTATTTCTAATAGAACATTTCAAATAAAAAACGCAATAGAGTGGCACCGTTTCCAATCGGGGTTCAATTAATACAAATAAATATTTTTGTATTGATATGAACTTATGTCACACTTGGTTATATCGAAGAAGAATGAGGTATATCTTCAGGTAAAAGCAGAACCGCACGTCTACTACGAACTTGCAGATCAGTTTACGTTTGACGTGCCCGGAGCAAAGTTCATGCCCCAGTTTCGTAACAGGCACTGGGACGGAAAAATTCGTTTATTCAATACACAGACTGGAGAAATTTATATTGGTCTTTTAGATAAACTCACCCGTTTCTGCGAGAACCACGAGTATACCTACGAGTTTACAAATAATAAATTCTATGGTCTTCCTTTTGAAGTCAATGATATGATTTCAAAAGAAGGAGTCAAAGATTATATGACTTCTATTTGCAAGTATGCTCCCCGCGAATATCAAGTTGAGGGAGTATACGACGCTTTAAGACACAATAGAAAGTTGTTGATATCTCCAACTGCTTCTGGAAAGTCGTTGATGATATATTCGATTGTGAGATATTACGTTGAGAAAGGTCAAAATACTTTGATAGTCCCTTGTAGAACAGATGTATAAAGATTTTGCGGATTATGGGTGGGATGTCGGTTCATACTGCCACAAGATATATGCTGGAAAAGAAAGAGAAACAGACTCTCAGGTGATCATTACGACCTGGCAGTCCATCTACAAACTTCCCCGACAATACTTTTCAAGATTCAATGTGGTCGTAGGAGATGAAGCACACCAGTTTAAATCAAAGTCATTAGTATCTATAATGACTAAACTTTCTGATGCAAAATATCGTTTTGGATTTACAGGTACGTTAGACGGCACACAAACGCACAAATGGGTTCTGGAAGGTTTATTCGGTCCTTCATACAAAATCATCAGAACAGAAGAACTGATGCAGAAGGGTCACGTTGCTAAACTGGACATTAATATTCTTCTATTGAAACACCCACCGAATAAGTTTGAGAACTTTGAAGAAGAAGTTCAATATATCATCAACCACGAAAAACGTAATAAGTTCATCAAGAATCTTGCTCTTGATCTCAAAGGCAATACTCTGATTCTATTTTCCAGAGTTGAAGGTCATGGGCAACCTTTATACGAACTGATAAATAGGAGTATCGCTGAGAATCGTCATGTATTTTTTGTACATGGTGGTGTAGATACTGAAGACCGAGAAAAAGTCAGAGAAATAACTGAGAAAGAAAATAATGCAATCATCGTTGCTTCTTACGGGACTTTTTCTACTGGTATTAATATCAGAAATCTACATAACGTTATCTTTGCTTCCCCTAGTAAGTCTAGAATCAGAAATCTCCAATCAATCGGAAGAGTCCTAAGAAAGGGGGACAACAAAACAAAGGCAACTCTATATGATATTGCCGATGATATCAGTTATAAGTCAAGAAAAAATTATACACTCAACCACTTAATCGAAAGAATCAAAGTTTATAACGAAGAAAACTTTAATTATGATATTGTAAACATACCTCTTAAAAACTAATGGGAGACGAGT